CGCAGCCAAGCGTTTAATGGCTCGTGATTGGCATAAAGGAGCGCGTTATTTTGCAGGCCAAGGTTTATTTGAAGGTGAAACAGTTGTCGGAATGGAAGGTGGAGCAGGCAAAGATAGACTTCAACCAGATGGATCAAAAGGACTTGATACATATACTATTTTAAATCATGGTGCAGGTAAAGGTGATAATGTTATTCGATTAAATGGTACAGGCACTGCCTTTAGAGATGAAACAGCTAAAAATAACGCATATGAAAATTTTGGGCAATCTCATTGGGAAACGAATGGTAAAAAAGAAGCCAGGGCCTTACCAGGAAATAAATTCTCATATAAAGATGGCAAATTAACATACGATAGTACTAATGTTGGTGCGGGATTAAAAGCTAATTACGATGCAATTACAAAATCTTTTAATGATACAGGAGGTGGAAATTATAAAGGATTAATGAAGGGTGCTGTAGACAGTTTATATGATTATTATGCAGAGGATTTTACAGGTGACGGTACTAATGGTGATCTTAATCTTTTTAGTGCATTTTATTTAGATAATAAAGTAACTAAAAGAGATTCAAGTGATTATGCCCAACCACCTACAGGTACTTTTGATGGAAACTATTATGCCGGTACTACATATGGACTAGCTGCAGGAGAAGCCTGGGAAAATGCACAAAGTAGTGTTTTAGGGTATTTACCTGACTTAGATGTTGTAGGTGCTTATGGTGATAACTATGCTTTGTATTTACATGGTAAATATACAGATATTAAAAATCAAGGTGTTTTAGACAGAGATAATAGAGGAAATGCAGCAGAAGCAACTGCTTTAGCAGATGCCTATGCTGAAAGTTATAACACTTTATCAGACGCAGAAAAAGAAATTTATCGTGATGATTTATTAGGGCTTACAAAAGGAACGGTTAGTGGAGGTTTAACTGTTAATTGGGATGATCCATTCCTTCTTGATGAAGAAGGAAACATTCAATATGAAACAGATGAGTTTGGGAATAATAAACCAATTCTTAATCCAAAAAGTATTAGTAGTTTAGAAGGAAGTGTCTTTAATGTTTTTGGTAAAAAAGATTTAGAAGAACAAGATAAGTTTCAAGCTATTGCATTAGATCTTTTAAAAACTTCTGTTGAGGAATTAAATCAACAAAGAAAGAGAGAACGTGAATTAGATATTTATAGAGGGCTTCCAGGGTTTGATGAAATTTATGGTGCAAATTCTAGTATTGCAAATTCTCTTATAGGCGATAGTGGTATAGGTGGTTACTTGTCAATGGGTGGATATAACGTTGATCAAATGACTGAATCGCTTGAAAATCAATTAAGCGGTGCTACAGGTATTTCTAACAATAGTAGTGTTTACAATTGGCAAAAATGGTTTGATGAAACTTTGTTAGAACGTTACGAAACACTAGAAGAAGTAACAGGTAAATTAAGTGCTGACATAGAAAATCTAGATCCTATTTTAGATACTGAAAAATGGAATACTTTTAAAGAAACAATTGAATCTTTGGATCCAGAAACACAGCCAGAGGAATGGAACAAGTTATTAAAAGATAATAATTTAGCTACTGGGCTAAGTCTTGAAAGAGCATTAGAAATAAAAGATCCTGGTAACTGGAATAGTTTATTAGAAAAATATGATCTAGATCCAGGTTTAACAAAAGAAGCAACAATTGAATTGCTTTCTAATAGTGATGAAGAAATAAAACGTATATATACAATTGAAGATGAATTTAGAAACACTTTTATTGAAGATTTTATAAAACCACGTTTTGATCAATCAAAATCTATGGACGAATTTATTTCGTATTTAGATACGTTGGATGAAGATGAACAAAACGTTTTTCAAACAGAAGATGCAATGACGGCATTGAAAAATGTAGCGAGTGCTTATTCAGCAGCAAAGTTAAATCAAATACAAGCAATTGGGGATCGTAATTTTGATGCTGCGTTTTATATGGATCCAACAACAGCTATTGATTCTGAATATGAAGGCCCTAAAGATGCCAATTATAGAAAACAAAAAGAAACATTAGAAGCGGAATATGCAGCAGCTCTTGCAGATCCAAATAGCATCATTGAAGGTACTGTTAGCGATGCTTATCCAAATGGACTTAGTTGGGCACAGTATGCATACAGGTATGGAGTTGATTTAAATAATAAAGAACAATTCGCTCGTTTACACTATGATGCTATTGGTTCAGGCAGAGCTTATGATCCAGCAAAAGATGTTACTAGTTATGCTGATATTCAAGGATATATTGTAAATACAGTTATACCTAAAGTAAGTGAAGCAAAACTAGAAACAGGTGTCTTTTCAGACTTCACAACACCAGAAGCCTTTGCTGATGAATTATTAAAAGGAATTGATCCTACTGAAAATAATCCTGAATGGAAAGAAATTTTAGAACAATTTGGATTAGATGCAGCTGCTTCCCTGGATGAATTAAAAGATTACATTATTGATATAACTAGGACAGGAGCAGCAAAAGAAATACGTGAATCAATTAAGTATTTAAATGAAAAAAAATTAAAACCAACACAAGATCGTTTAGGTGTAAGCTATATTTCACGAGATGAAGATCAAAAAGATATTGATCCAGAGAATCAAAGTTCTTTATTTACCTTGTTTGCTAATTCGGGTTATGCAGGAACGGAGGATGAATTTTTTTCAGACTTTATGCCAGATGCTGATAGAGGGGATCTTGACTTAATAGAAAAAGGTTTAAGTAACGATTTTGAATTATCAACAATAGGTGATGATCCTTTTTCAGCTTTAGCATCAATAGGAAGCATGTTTGGAGAACAAGAAAATGTTTTTGATTCAGATCCTGACAAGGATACAGACCAAGAAGATAGCTCTGATTATTTTAATCTTTTCCCTGAAGAACAGCAGGATTATTATAGCAATGCTGGTAACGATTATATTAGTGAATATACTGCATTCTTTAAATAACAATGACAGCAAAACATAAAAAAGCAGCTACAGCTGCAAAATTAAACAAAGACAAAATGGCATGTAATAAACCTAAAAAAACACCTACTCACAAAACTAAATCTCACGTTGTAAAAGCTTGCGAAAACGGGAAAGAAAAGATAATTCGTTTTGGCCAGCAGGGCGTGAAAGGGGCCGGAAAAAATCCCCAGACAGCCAAAGACAAAGCACGTAAGAAGTCATACTATGCAAGACACAACGCACAAGATAGCAAGCCTGGTAAAATGAGTGCAAGGTATTGGAGCCATAAAGTTAAATGGTAAATAATATAAAATGATGATTCAAGCAGAATTTAATACAAAAAGTTTACGTATTCTTTATGATGCCACTTGTGATGCAATTGAGTATTGGCCAGGTTCTCCAGCAAGACCTGCTGAACAACAAGTTGATTATCATCAAATGAAAACGTTTTTATTTAGTATGCTTTGCGAATCTTCCCTTGAACCTGAATAAAGTGATACTATTGGTGAAGTAAATAATTAAAAATGGCAATTAAAAAAGGTGGTGGCTATGTTGTTGCCAGTCCTAAAAAAACACGACAAGGACAAGGCAAACACTCTAAAATTAATCACGGAAGAAAACAATCCCGTGGACAAGGAAAATAATATATAGTATAGAGATATGAGGTCTTTTAATGTATCGCTATCAGAACGCAATCTTTATTATTAAAACCTTTGAAGGGTTTAATGAAAAGGCTTATCCTGATTTAGAGACAGGAAAAGATCCGTATACCTTAGGTTACGGGACACAGTTTTATCCTGATGGTTTGCAAGTCAAGCAAGGCCATTGCTGTACAAAAGAAAAAGCAATGGAGTATTTATTACATGAAATTAATGTAATTGCTATTGAACTTGACAAATTAAATTTAGGACTTATAGGCCATATGAAAGAAAGTTTAATTTCTTTTATCCATTCTATTGGCTGGAATTCTTTTCTATACAGTCCTATTATCGATCATTGCGAAAACGAAGATTATGCACAAGCAGCACAAGAATTTGGTAAATGGATTTTTAATGGAGAAAACGAAGTCATAGGTGGATTACTCGACAGAAGAAGACAAGAAGCTGATCTTTTTTTAAACCATGAATTTTCTACAGGAGAAATTTTATTAAAAGCATTTAGAGATTACACCGCTTCAGCGACAGAAGTAGAGGCCATTAGACAGTTAGAGCTAAAAATAAACCCCTATGTTTTGTCAGAGTTTGCTAATAAATTTAATGTTATACATGAAAAAGAATTTGTTCTGACAGAAGAGGATTTACGTACCATTTTTGAATTCCAAAAATAACTGTATACACTAGAATAAGTAAAGCAAAGACTAAAAGCATGGGCGAAACAACTTCTAATACAGACTTTGAATTGCCCTTGCATTTGCAACTTGCCTTGCGTAAAGCTGAACTTGAGGCAAAAGAATTGACTTGGGATCAGATGTATGTGGCTTTATTAAATCTGTATCACCAACGTCTTTTGGAAATACAAGCCATTAAAGATTTAATGCAAGCGGAAAATATTCAATTGGAATTTGATATTCCTAGTGAGATTGAGCTAGCTCAGTTAGCAATGACGCTAATGGCTAGCCAAGATGATGATGACGAAGATGAACTGATGCCTTTTTTTGGTTAATAAAGGACTTACCACACCCCTGGGATAAGTTGACCAGTCATTGCATAAGCTCCAAGAGCAGCAATAATACCCAACATAGCCAAACGGCCATTTAATTTTTCAGCTTTTTCATTATGAGGGGTGGTGTTTTCCATGATTTCCATGATGGGTTCTTTTGCAAAAACGTTTTGTTGTCCGTGTTCGTTTGTTGTTACTGTCATAATATTTAAAACACTTTTTATTCTATGTTAATAAGCCGTACTAAATACCATTGAGCTTTCTTTAATGACTCAATACCCCCTTTATGTTGTTCTCTCCAAACATATTTTGCTACGTTACCTTTTAGGTACCCTCTATATTCTTCTGGCGTTAATTGCGCTTCAATTGCTTCAATACATTCAATGCCGCCATCGGTGTAGTGAGCAGGATGATTAACATTATCTTTGTTTATGTCTTTAAGAACTTCTTCGTGTTTATCGATGTAAATATCCCAAGAAGAAGACTGTTCTGTTTTAGATAAAGAGTCTTCTCCGCTTGTATCAACAGCCCAAGGGACAGGACAAACACCCCCAGGACATTCTTCTAACATCATTTCTTCTTCTTTACTTAGCGGTTTAAACCAGCTCTCAGTTTGCGTTGCATCTCCTCGTCCATCTCCATCTCCTCTGGTGCGAAGTCTCCCATATCCACCATCAACGTCCGTGGTTGTGGCATGGCTCCCATTTGAATACCTTGTTCCGCGCTCGGAATCGTTCCCGTCACTCCACATCGATCAAGCTCTCCTGGGTCAATAGAAAGGTTTGTGCGAGGACGTGATTGTTGTGTCACCGCAATACCAGTATTAAATTGATCATACACTGGAACATCATTATTTTCATTATTTAATTCTTGGCCAAAATCTGAAACTGTAGCTAAACGAGTTTTTAGCTCGTCACTACCGTTAATAAAAGAGGATAAAAAATCCATGTTCGTTTATTTTCATTAATTAAGTTCAATTATAATTCAACTATAATAATTGCGAGTAAAAATAATGGCAGGCACCTCAGGTGGTTACGTTACAGACCTGAATCCTGAGAGGGCTTACGATGTAGATATACGTCGTTTAGATGATGATGAGAAACGTACTGCGTATGCCGGGGACATTCGCAACGAGAAGCAGCAAAATCGTGTTGAAAAGTTTTTGAGAGCAAAGAAATCAGCCGGAAAGTTTCGGCAGAAGATGAATTACGATCAACCATTTACAAATAGACAAGGACAAACCCCAGCTTTTATTGAAGGAGATCCCTTTGGTAAAGCTGGAGCCACGAACTACGCAAATAAACCGCAGTCCTCTACAAATCGGTTGTATACACCATATACAAGTTTTGCTTAAACCTTAGATAAGACTACTTCATACGGTTGTTTTTGATATTTTCCTTTTCGCATTTGATAGTCAACCTCACAAGGTTCTCCTTGGTAAAACAGAAGTTGGCAAATTCCTTCATTTGCATAGATTTTATTAAACAATGGAGTGCAATTACTAATTTCTAAAGTTAGGTGCCCTTCCCAACCAGCTTCTGCTGGGGTAATGTTAGCCATAATACCAGCACGAGCATAAGTACTTTTGCCTACAGCGACAACAGTAACGTCCCTGGGGAGCTTTAAATATTCCATGGCAACACCCAAGCAGTATCCAAAGGGAGGAATAATAAAATATTTACCACGTTCGTCTTCGTGTAGTTCGGTCTCTTTTAAAATTTCAGGGTCAAAATTTTTAGCGTCACACATTCCATGCTGGACACCTCCGAATAAAAGGCACTGATTAGGTGACAAACGAATGTCATAACCATAGGAACTAAGTCCATAGCTAAGAATAGGAATTTCATTTTCTTTACTAATTAAATGGGTCTGAAAAGGAGTAATCATTCCTTCCGCTGCAAATTTTGCAATCTCTTTATCGCTTAAGACAGACATAATAAGTTTTCACTTTAAATATCTTACACAAGTATTCGTCCTTTTTCAGAATAAATATCTACAAATTCTTGAGTAGCTTTCTCAACATTATCTCTAGGTTGTAAATAAACTATTAAGCTAGCTCCTGTATTACGTGACATTACTTTTTCGTCAGCATAGTAATGACGAATTAACGTTGGACGTACCTTCATGATACAAACAGGATGATCAAATATATCTTGGCAATACATTGTCATATCAATAAAATTAGAAAAATAAATACCTTGTTCTATTTCACCTTCCAGCCATTTACGTTTTAGTGTCCGCCACCACAAAGCATGCCCTGCCGTCAAAGTAGGTGACAAACCTCTAGTTGTTTTCCAACGATGGCTTTTCTTATGCCAAAAATAAGATTGGCTCGGAGGAAAAAGGTAAACATTGCCAAACCATTTTTCTTCGTTTAAACCATCTTCTTTTGGAGTGTAGTAGTGTTTTGCTCCGACATAGTCGTTAGCAAATGCAGAGCTAGCTGGATCGAGATCAATTTGGCCCATAAGCAAGTGGGCAGAATCAACCAAATCACGATTAGATACCCACTCAAATTCCTCTGAGCGTACATTACCTCTTTTTAAGCCCATTACTCAGATTCTTTATTGTAATCAATATAAAAGTAACGCATACCTTCATGATCATTTAAGATGTAACCAGCCCCAGCAGTAGGGTCAATACGTTGAACCGATTCTAAAATACGTCGAAAAGATTCAACTAAACTACCATCATTATCACGCTCAGCTTGTTCTTGAGCAGAATGCAATTCTTCTAACGTCAACCAAAACATTGATTTTTCTGTGTTGTTTGGCTGGTAACACATGGCACCAGGACCTTCAATCTCCCAGAATTTCATATATTCTTTGCCCATATCTCCTAAAATAAGTTTGACAGTCGCATCAGCATAGCGAGCACTAGCACTGTCAAGATCTTTTCCGCATACAGCAGACAGTAGTTTTTCTCGTCTATCCATTTTTTAAAAGTTTTTGTTTTTGTAATATTAAAAGCATCTTAGGTAGAGGCTGATAAATTACAACCATCTTTCCCAAGATACCACGTTTTTTAACTAGCTTTCCGTTATCATCTTTTACCTTATCAAATTCACCTGAGCGAATTAAATATTCAGCAACACAACGTAAACGTCTCTTTAAAGGTAGATCAGCATTAGGAAAACGACTGCAGATAGTTTCTGGAGACATGTCCTGAAAAGCTAAACGAAGACGATTAGCTAATGTCATATTGCTATTTGGATCTTCTAGTTCAAAGTCACGAATTGTTTGCACGTAACGACGCAAAACAATTTCATCAAAAGATCCTTCAGGAGGTAAGAATTTTTCAACCTGACTAGCTAAACTAGCCGGAAGCATTTCTTGATAGTTATCAAAAGTAAGTTCAGCTATTTTAATACCGTCAAAACGATGAGCCATTTTAGTCGTCTACATTAGGATAAGAAGGATCCGGTACGTGATCTAAATTCCGGCGAGAATCACTAGAATATAAGTCAACCGAAGCAACAGGATCAAATGTTCTTAGATTAACATCTTCTCCTTTCCTGTAAGAAAGAATTAGATGGTTCCAAGGGATACGAATCATTTTTTTATGGCTACCAACAGGCATCACAATGTAATGAACTCCTTGTTGCCAACCAAAATCTTTTTTCTTTTTACCTTGCAAGATCCAATTTCGTATTGTTTGATCAGTCACGTTTAAACGACGTGCACATTCTTCTGTAGAAATATACTCATCAGAAAAAACCTCTGGAGAAACCAGATCAGTCTCACCATTTTGATATCGACTGTGCCACATTGAAGACAAAATATTACGTATACCACGCAATTCTGCAGTGACTGATCCCAAAGCTTTTACAATTCCACTCATGTTGTTTTTGCTCCTCGCAAAAGGTTTTGATTAATGCTACACTTTCAATGAACAATAACGCGAGAGTAATGGAAGATCAAGTCCCTTCTAGCAATATTCCTCAAGAACAAGGTAAATATTATCAAAATCCTGAAGGGCCTCGGTTTCAAAATCCCGCACAATTTTCAGCTGCTACTCAAGCGCCACAAGAACAACCTCCTGCTGCACCTGATTTTCAAGAAATGAGACGATTAGCCCTGGAGCAAGCCATCCAACAAGTAACACAACAACCTGTTCCTCAACCACTTCCTCAAGTTGCACCACAAGTACAGCAATATAATCAACCTGAAACAAATACTGTTTATGTCAGAAGAAACCTGACACTAGCTGAGATTTTGTTAATGTTTGCTTTGTCTTGTGGTTTAGTTCTAGGTCTTCAAGCCAGTTGGTTTGTTGCTACTGATCTTCTTCCTCGAATCGAAATACGAGAGAAATAATCAGTCCTATAATATCACTTAGGACTTGACTTATAGAAATAGGTGGCCAATAGAAAGATCTCACAATTTCCGACAATTGAATCGGTAGATATTGCTAATGCAGATCTTCTGACCCTTGTTCATGTCTTCGAAGTAGACCCTGCTTTAAGAAATAAAAAAATCACTTTTAGTGGTTTTAAAAGCTATCTTGACCAATACTATATAAATGTAGGTGAAGATCCCACCTATAACAATATTACTATTACTGGAAATTTAGGGGTTAGTGGCGATACGTCTCTTAATAACCTTTCAGTTAGTGGTTCTTCTGATTTTCAAGCCGTTATTGTAGGTGGTGATTTAACAACAAGTGGTAGCTTTTCAGTTACAGGAACCATTACTGGTTCTCAAATTGAAGTTAATAATGTTGTTACAAGTTTTTTAGAAACAACTTCAGGTAATTTTATAACACTTACTGGTAAGACAATAGATTTTGCCAGTGGTTTCTTTGATACTCTTTCAGGAGCCTCTGTTACAGGCGAAAGTTTTGGTGTCGTTTCAGGCATCATTGTAGATGCTGACATCAATGATCTTTATGCACAAGTAGCACAAATTGATACCCTTAGTGCTAATAATGTTACTTTTACAGGAATTTTAACTCATAGTGGCACTATTAATGCTAATGACATTAACGCAACAGGTGTTATTTCTGGTGCGACCATTACAGGTGACGTTGGCCAATACACAACAGTTACGGGACAAACAGCTGTCTTTACAACCGAAATCTCTGGTACAAGTATTACAGGAGACTCAGTTTATTTTGAACGAACAACCGGAACATTTATTGATGTAATTAACTTATCTGGCACCACAATTACCGGTGACTACGGACAATTTTTAAACCTTACAGGATTTAGTTCACAAGCAACAGCCTTTTCTGGTACAACGATAACAGGTGATACCGCAAACTTAGGAGCTACTTATGGTACTTCTGGTTTCTTTACATACTTATCAGGAATAACAGTTACAGGTGCTTCTGGTTTATTTACATCAATTCAAACACAAAGTTTAACTGCAGCCAACTTACAGTTCAGTGGTGACCAAACAGTTAGTGGTAACTTTACAGTATTAGAAAATTTATTTGTTAGTGGCTCAGGTTATTTTGCTTCTGGTATTACCGTAACTGAGGAAGTTAGTGGCGAAATAATTACGGCACAGTCAGGTAATTTTGATACTATTATTACCTCTCCTTTAATTACTGGAACTTTATCAGGTGACAATGTATATGTAAGTGGAACAATTACAGGAACAACTGTCTCTACAACAAGTGGACATTTTGTGACTGCTACAGGTACTACTGCTTCCTTTACAGCATTCACAGGAGTAAGTGGAGTCTTTACCAACGTAACAGGCACTTCATTCTCAGGCACAACAGTTCATACACAGACAGGAATCTTTGCTTCCGGCACAGCCTTAAGACCTTCAATTAGTTTTGAAGGACAAGATGACACGGGTATTTTTGTTACCAGTGGTGTTATAGACGGTAACCCAGCAGAAGAAAAATATTTAGGTTTTACAACCAGTGGTCAAGAACGTTTTCGTATTAGTCGTTATGGAGCCCTGGGAATCTCAGGAGAAAACTATGGTGCTCATGGTCAAGTTTTAGTTTCACAAGGAGCAGGTGAAGCACCTACTTGGACAAGTACAATTAGTGGCATTGTTATTAGTGGTGGTGAAATATCAATTACAGGTGATTTATTTGTCAGTAATACAATTACTGGCTACCGAATCTCTGGTGAATTTATAGATGCTGTACAAGAAATAACAGCAGCAAGTGGTGCGTTTGCCGGTACTGTTACTGGTTTGACTGTTCTTGCAACTACTTTGTCAGGCGCAACAGTCTCCGGACAAACAGTTACAGGTACCAGGGCACTCTTTACTACTGGTACTTTCCAAGATTTGTTTGTTGATGATGACTTTGTTATTGGAGATAACCTTACTGTCAGTGGGGACTTAGAAGTCAACGGCAACTCAGTCTTTGATAATGGAATTACTGTTAGTGGTTCTAGTGTATTCCGTGAAGGAATTACAGTTACAGGTATAAGTAATTTTGTTAGCGGTATTATTGTTGGTCAGAATCTGACAGTAACAGGCACTATTTCAGGTACAACAGTTACAGGTCAAACAGCTACCTTTACAACAGGTCAATTTAATGACCTTTATATTGATGATATTTTTATTGTTGGAGATAACTTAACTGTTAGCGGTGATCTAAATGTAAGCGGAGAAGCTTACTTCCAAAGTGGTTTAACAAGCAGAGACCAAGCTTTCTTCCCTTCCGGAAACCAAACAAATCCTGGCATTACTTTTATTGATGATGCCAATACAGGTTTATATACAAGTTCAGGAGACGCAATTGAATTTACTGCAGGCGCAACTAGAAAAGCAACAATCTCTTCTGGTACCTATGGTGCAGTCCTAACAATTTGGGGTTACTGAGTTAGAATGTATTTAAAAGTAGTAGCTGAGATCCTTTAATCATGCCACAGTTTGGCGAAGTTCGCGTTGATTTTATAACGTTTACTACGGGAGTCTCTCCAAACGAGGCAAGTGTTACTGTACCTGTCTCAGGACTTCTACGTAATCCTACGTTTAGTGGTAATGTCATCATTAATGGTGACTTAGATGTTCAAGGAGATATTACAAATAGTGGTAATTACAATACCGTAACAGGTAATATTACAACTACAAGTGGCACGATTTCAGGTGCTATTGGGCGTTTTAAAACAGGTGTTGTTGGTGATTTAACAGTCACTGGGACACTGTCTGGTATTAATAACATTTATTTTGAAAGTGGCAGTGCATCTGAACCATCAATTACTTTTATTGATGATGAAAATACAGGGATTTTTACAGTAGCTCCTAACGTAATTTCAATTACTGCCGATGGTACTGAATGGGTGCGTGTTTCCGGTAATGGTGATACTCATCTATTTAGTAGTGGCGCATTAAAAATCCCATCTGGTACAACAGCCGCCAGGCCAGGAACTTCAAGTACCGGCATGATTCGGTATAACACGACTCTCAGTCAATTTGAAGGTTACGATGGTACCTGGGCAATCCTTGGTGGTGGTGCCACTGGTTCAGGCGGTGATAGAGTATTTCTATTGAATCAGCAAAATGTAACAACTAGTTATACTTTGCCTTCAGGAGAAAATGCCACAAGTTGTGGCCCTATTTATTTAAATACAGGTGTCACGGTAACTGTTGGCACTGGTGAAAACTGGTCCATCGTTTAACTTAAAGAACAATGACATTACGACTTGGCGGCGACGGTGCAATTACAGGATGTACTTCTCTTGAAGAACCTACATTAAGTATTAGTGGTCTTAGTGTTACCACACCAATTCAAGCTACTTCTGGTACAGCTGCAGCACCTTCTTATACATTTAGTGGTGATACAGATAACGGTTTATATTATGCAGGAACTAATAGTATTGGTTTAGCTACTGCTGGTACTAATGCAATATTAATCGACAGCTCGGGAAAGGTTGGCATTAAAGCCAAAGTTGATGTAGGAACAGCGGGGGCTCCAGTTGTTGCTGATACCGCCATTTCAGCTATTAATAATAGTGTTGACCCAACTATTTACGTTGAAAACAAAGGCACTGGAACTGTTTCAATCAAATGCATGGAAGGCATCGATGTTGAAGGTCATGTGTTCTTTACGAAAGGGAATCAACAGCTAAGAATTGGAGACGCCGCAGATGTATCACCTGCTGGCACTACTGGAAATCTAGGTATTCGCAGCGGCAACTCTATTCAGCTTTTTACAGGAGATATGAATGAAAAGATGCGAATCGACAGCCTGGGTAATGTTGGGATTGGAGTCACGTCAGTAAGTAGTTCACGCAGAGTAGAGATTAAACAACCTTCATCTTATAGTGCGGCAGTACGAATATTAGCTGATGGAAATGGAAACGATGGTAATCTTCAATGGTTTAGTGGACTATCTCAGTACGAAATTGGAATCACCCAAGGTACTGATGCGTTGAAGTTTCAGAGAGACGGCAGCGAAAAACTGCGAATCGACAGCTCGGGCAGGCTGTTGGTTGGTAGCACAAGCGCGTATGTATCAGACGCTAATTTCCAAGTAACAGATGATACTAATGCTAAGTTTGTAATAAGTAATCCTGGCAATGCAACATACTCATTAGCGGTTGGTACAGATAACGCTCTTGCCTTTAAAGATGAATCAAATGGTGCCGAGCGAATGCGAGTCGACATCACGGGCAAGGTTGGAATTGGAACATCGTCGCCTAGCAATAAGCTCGATGTAAACGGATCAGTTTCTGCTTATGGAACTTTAGGAAATACAGGCTACGCACCAGCTATTCACATCGGATTAAGTGGTGGCAACCCATCAATTGCTTCAGGTAATAATGTCAACGGAACATTCCTGCCCTTGGTCTTCAGAAGGGAAACAACAACTGGGGCTGCCGAGTCAATGCGCATCGACAGCGCAGGCTCGTTGCTAGTTGGTACAAGTACAACAAGTAGTTTTCCTGATCGACTAATTAGTGTAGGTCACCATACACGTGCTTCTTCATATATTGATATTCGTTCTTCAACTGTTGCTGCCCTTTTGTTTGCTGATGGAACGTCTGGCGATGCCGCATATCGTGGTCAAGTTGAATATCATCATTCAACTGATTCAATGCGGTTTTGGACAGGTGCAACCGAGCGGATGCGAATCGACAGCTCGGGTAATGTATTTATTAGTGGTTCGACTGCTGCAACTGCAAAAATTGCGATGTATGAAAGCGGTGCGATGACCATCGCTGGTGAAATTAAAATCCAAGGCACTAGCACTCCAGCTGGGCGTTCGAGTAGGATTAGTAAATATGGTTCTCTTTTAATCGGAACTACATCAGACGCAGTCGGTGACGCTAGATGTTCTATTGATTCTGGTAATGGCATGATCACTGCTCAAGATGCCACTATTAATAACAACGTAACAGTTAATAATAATCTTGCTGTGTTTTCAGGAGCAGGAAACATTTATGAAGGCTATAACACCAGCACAGGAAGTAACGTTAACACTTTTGCCGTGAATGCCAATGGAAATGCAACATTCGCTGGCAATATCACAGCCGCCAACGTTTCTGACATTCGCTTTAAAGAAAACATCACTGATGCGAATTCACAACTAGCCGATACAGTTGCTCTTGGTTCACAGCTTAAAAACTTTGACTGGAACGATGAAGCACCACTTAACGACGAACTACGTGCAAAGCGTTTCCTTGGTTTAGTTGCACAAGAAGCTGAAAAAGTTTGCCCTGGTTTGACTTACACCATACCTCGCACTAAACAAGGAGCAGAGCTAACACCTGAAACTACTGATGCAGAAGGCAACGTTACTCCTGCAACCTACGAAGAACTAGACGACAGCTACAAAGCTATTAACCATGACATTCTCGTCATGAAGCTGCTTGGTGCAGTAGCTGAACTTTCAGCAGAAGTCGCAGCTCTTAAGGCTGGTTGACAGTAACCCGCCCCGTGGCAACGCGAGGGTTTACTAATAACTAATACTGTTAAAATAATAAAAACTACTTAGCAACAATGGCTGATACTTACACCTGGAGTGTTAATACACTTGATCGTGAACTTTCTGATGGTGTTGTCTACACTGTTCATTGGTCCTTAGCAGCTTCACGTCCTAATTCTGATCCCAGTGGTGAAGCCTATATCGCTGGTGCTTATGGTTCTCAAGGTTATCAAGCAGATCCTTCTGACCCTGATTTTGTACCTTACGAAGACTTGACTGAATCAATTTGTATTAGTTGGGTAAAAGATTCCCTTGGAGAAGAAAGTGTAGAATCTTTAGAATCAGGGCTTTCAGATAATCTTGATGAGCAAGAAAATCCAACAGAAGCTGCTGGTGTACCCTGGTAATAAAAGTATAGTTTTTAGGAGTTAAAATAGAAGATATTAGACTGCGTAGAAATGAGTACCATCAGAGTCGTTAACCTTCAGCACACTGATGCAACGGAACCAAACATTGTTCTACTAGCTGATGGTACCAGTGTATTTGCAAGTGGCATTACAATATCCGGTGGAACTAATTTAACTGTTAGTGGTACTGCAGAATTTGCAGCTGGAACCGTAAGTGCTCCAGGTATTACTTTTATTGATGATAATAATACTGGTCTTTATTCACCTGCAACAGATACCGTAGCAATTACAACTGCAGCAACAGAACGTGTACGTGTAGACAGCTTGGGTAATGTTGGGATTGGAACGAGTTCGTTTACTGCACCTTCGTCAGGGAGGCAAATTCTTGAAATCAACGGTCCGACAAGCGCGTTGATAAATTTTGATGTAGCCGGAACAAGAAAAGCCTATCATTTTGCTGACAGCACAGATGTTTATAGCTACAACACATCAAGCGGAAGTTATAGATTTGGAACTAATAACACCGAGCGGATGCAAATCGACAGCTCGGGCA